ACCAACTGCGGTTCTATATTGACTTACATAAAATCCTTGTGCAAGTTGTGATGGACCAACACCGTCAAATGCAATCTTAAACGCCTTATCAGTAAAACGGGTTAGTTGTTGTCCCACTGCTCTTGGAATTGCTTGTCCACCAGACGAAACATAAGAATTTGCAGGATTACGGGTAAATTCCCTTTGGAATTGATCGGGAACTTGTGCTCGTCCACGACCTTGCCCATCCAAATAATTTACCAATGATTGGTTTGTAGAAGCATCTGCTGCTTGTCGATTACGTACAATACCTGCGTACGAATTTGATGGTGCTTGATTATAGAGTGTTTCTAAACTCATGATAGTTCTCCACTACTAAGTGTCATATCTGACTATAAATGTTTGCGCAATATCCGTTGTTCGTTGGATAGGCACTGACGGTTTAGCAACCATTAATAACTCATTATTATCATTATAAAATCCTATAGTAGTCACATACGGTAACAATACTGGTCTACTACCACTAAATGAAGCCATACTAGTTGTTACCATCAAGTCCTTGGGTCGTGTTACTGAACCCGAGAACGAACCACTTTCAGGTATTATTACATTATTTGCCGATGGATTATTAAATCCATATAAAAACTCTGTTGGTTCTAACTTAACTTTATATGAATTTTCATACAAAGTTATTGACGATGAAAAGTTTATTTCTATCGATGAACCACTAGCTATATATATTCCTCTATTATCTAACACACCTGTAGTTTGTTGTCCAGCAGTTAAACTTCCATATGCTACTGACTGTACTATCACTACACCCTTATCATAAAATATAATACCAGCAACACTGCCTGTTCCCGATGACGATACAATCAAATTACCTTTTGCATCATCATATGATTTAGATGTGTTTAGTGTTAAAGTAAAACTTCCAGGTAGTACTTTTTCTCCATAGACATCTTGGGTAATACTAAAAACTTGTATTCTGTCCTGCGGAATAAATGACGATCCTGACTTTATTCCATATGCAGTATACGGTATTGCTGAGTAGAACGTTTGTATGACCGAACTAAATAAATCGTACGTAGGATTCGGATATCTAGTTGTATTACTAGACGTTATAAACTTTTCCCCATATAACACATCTATATCAGTCGAATTACTTTGTGAACCAGAAACATAAGTGTACTGATATTGGTAATACGCCGGAAATGGTGTAACCGTATAATCACTAGGTTTTAGGGATTTAAATATACTTGACATGGAAACCCATCCCTACCTAAATGTTAGTAATCTAAACGAACGCGAATTAATGCTGACTTATCCTTACTCTTTTGAAGTGGTCTACTGAGTTTTGCAACTGCTACTAGTTCGTTTGTTTCTGTATACAATCCGATGGTAGTAATATAAGTTACTGGGTTGTCTCTTAATGCCGTAAGAATTTCTTTACCATTTGTGGTGGTTGTGTAGTATGATGGATTGGTACTATAGTTGTAGTTGTTATAGTTTAAATTTACAGAATAATTACGTGATGCAACTTGTTCTACACTTCTTGCGATAAATGCCTTACCTTCTCTCATTGAACCAGAGATTGCGTTCAATAGTGCTTCGTGTTGGTATTCATACTGAGTTGCAGCACTTCCAGTATATGGTACAAATGGAACACGTGGAAATGTAGTGACATTTCCTGTTGCTGCTCTACTACCAGTAAATCCTACTGATGAACTAATTGCGGTTGGATATAACAGTATCACACCATAATCTGGGAATACTGTTCCATATACGGTCGTTTGGTCGTAAAATACTGGTGTATCACCTGTTAGTGATCCCGAATAAATATTGTATGCGCTTGAAGCTACGACGTTTCCTGCGGTAGTTGCTGCGGAACCAAAGTTATCGATAAAGGTACGTACACCATTTGAACCGGATAGTCCTAGTTGCCAATTACCAGGATCAAGTGCTTGTTTAAATCTTGCACGATTTACATTAATAACATAAATATCATCGGATTCTGCTGTTCCAAATGTAAACTTACTACCACTAGTCAACAATATATTTCTATATTGTGAATAAATTACTTTTGTTGGTAATGTAGTTTCACTGTTCGTTGCCACTGTTGGCGAACCACCGCCGTTTATGTGACCGTATGCAACGGACAATTGTATTTCTGCGTTGTTAGCAGGAACTGCCGGATTTAAGTTATATACATCATAATAGAACTCACCAGAAACATCCTTCTGAATACTAGATGTAAATGCAGTGGTTAGACTACCAGTTTCATCGGGTGACCACAAACCTGTTGTTATTTCCGTGGATAGCACTGGGGTAAAGTCTCTACCTTCTCCACTAAATCCTGTGAATATTGTCATAAAATATCCTTATCTAATTATGATACTGTAATTGTTGCTGATGCGGTAGCGCCAGTTTCTTCACCAAATACAGTAATAGTAGTTGATCCTGTTTTTCCTGTAATTCTCTTGAATGTAAACAATGTCTTTGGTGCTCCTGCTGTACCACCATCAAATGTTAACGTAATAGAACCGTTTGCGTTGATTGCACTTGGGGTGTTTAATACTGCACCAGTAGTTGCATTATTTGCTCGAATTTCAAATAGATTTGCATTTGCAACAATCAATACATACTTTTCTTCAAATTGAGGATTTGTTGAAATTAAAGGACTATATGCGGTGTTGGTTGATGTCAACGTACCGTTATTTAATCCATTAAGTGTGGGAATTCTTACAATACCACCATCAATGAATGGAGCGCCAACTTCATCTAACGACAACAACTTGTATCTCATAATTTGTTGTTCGTCTGGTGTTGCTTCTAATACTGGCATATTTTCAATAACATACCCATAATAATCTGAACCCTCTGGGTGAGCGGTATTGTATAAACCGTAATCGATTTCATCATCTGCTACCGCAAATTTTGTAATTCTTAATCCATCTGCACTGGTACCTTGTTCTGCTAATAATTCACGACCACGGTTGGTCAGAATAGCATCAACGGTAATGGTTGCCTTGTTTAAATATCCCATAATTCCTTTTCTCCTGAAATGTTTCCACTTCTATAAGTATAAAGTATTTTTATTTACGTCCAATTATTGGCCATTGGCTTGTCCAGTATTTGGGGCGTCTACAGATCCATCATCATTAGTATCAAAATTACCGTCTAAATCTTCTACTATCGCAGAAGTCTTTGGGGTGAAATTGATTGTTATTGGATTAGTACTTTCTAACAACTGGTCTGGCATGACCAACGTACCGTTTTTAAGTCGGCGTGGTAATACTCTTCCAATTCTATTATTTGGATCCGTGACATCTGGCGGACAACCCTCTGGGCAATATACCAATCTACATCCTTTGTAACTCTTTCTGAGGGTAGCTACGTTATTTGTTCTTGTGAACTTATAATGACGAGGTAAGTACCCTAATGGAACTAGATTTGCTGGTTCGTATTCAAAGTAATTTAATACGATATTAGAAGTTATGTCACTTGCACCAACATTATCCACTGTATAATATATAGTGGATTCGTCGGTTTGTATCAAGGTGTACGGGAAAACTTCTCCATATTCATCCAATAATCCATCAAATAATACGTTTGCAGATAACGTCGGTACGATTGCAAATGATCTAGTTAAGTCATTAGCCTGATCAGTTTGTGTCTTGTATAATCGTAGTCGTAATCCGCTTGTCCCTTGCGCTCTAAATAATGATAAGATGTTTGCAATATTCAATACACCTTGATATGGTGTTGATGTGGTGTATGTTCGCAATGGAATAGTAAGTTCATGACGACCTGGATAATCTGTCAATCTACTTGGATCAATCAATGTGATACTTGCCAATTCCTTTTCTGCAGCAGAACGTAGATCACCAATTGGAATATTTAACTTTGCTCTGTAGTTTTGTTTTCTGAATATTGCTTCTTTTGTTTTTACCAGTACCGATGGGAACCAGTATAATCCAGAGTTTTTGTGAAAGTATGTAGTTGCACCCGTATCATTAAAATCCGATGTCGGACCAATTGCATAATATGGTGTTTGAGTATCTTGTTCGGTTGCTATTCTGTAGATAGACGAAGTGAACGATTGTCGTAATCCTAAATATGGGTTTCTTCCGTATCCAGTTTGACTTATAATTGATGATTCTTGCTCAATTGCGGCATCAAGGAATCCTACCGAACTTGCATTATAATCAAAGAACGATGAGGACGCAAATGATGCAGAAATATTTGCCTTTCCTACTTTTTGTATCCCTCTTCTGAATACTGGTAGATCCGTTGGTATTGTACTACTTACTGGACCCACACTACTGGTTGCTATATAAAACGCATCTAGTGTGCCTACCCCAGTATCACTTAGGAAAGATGATGTCAAGCGTTGTGTACCCCATTGTTGTAATGGAGCACCAAAACTCATGGTTGTACTACTGGACGGGAATACGTCTTTTTGTAAATTGTATAGTGCTAAGAAGTCATACGCACCGACATTGATTGAACTGGTGAGTAGTACGCCGTTCGAAATACTAGAAGATGACGATACAAATGTATCAAATAATCTTGTATTTCTACCATCTACTCTAAATGCCTTTTGTATTACTTGCTTACGTCTTTCAAGAATTGGTGATTCGATTACTACACCATCAACTAATGTAGTACGTGCAGGAACAGCAGTTTGAATGTATTCGGTTGGTCCTTTTGTTGCATTACGGAAGAATCTAATATAATCATTTACATTGATTTCTTCGTTATAATATTCCAAGAAGAAATCAAAGATTTCGTCTAGTTCTGTGTATTTTCCATTTTGATATTTTCTTGGACTTCCAATCAGATAATTTACGTCAAGTGAATCACCCATACTACGCAACATCGTTTGGTTTACGAAGTCAGTTGGTGATAATGCAAATTGTGTATACTCTAATCCACCAACATATTGCTTATCTTGTATGGGTTTAATACTATCAGTTGCTGATAAATTTTGTACTCCATCCGAATCGATAAAATTGTCACCAAATGTCGGTGCTGCGGCAACTGTTACCTTCTTATTAGAGAACATAGTTGCACCAACAATTGGAGTGAATTGTTTGATAGTACGAACTATTCTAGTATATGATGCAGTAGTAAATCCAATTGCAGGTAGATTTTGTAATAATGATGCACTTACATATGGTGTTTCATTAGTTGCCGATGAAGTAATAGAAGCATACTTTTGACTAAATGATAAGTCCACATACAGACTTGTATATGATGATGAATAATTTGCTCCGTAGTATGAGCCAGGATCATATGCTTGCTTGATAAAATTATCTACTGATATATTTTCACCCCACACACGTACATCATCTACAATACCATCAAAGTTACCCCTTTTTATAGAACCAGTACCATTGATATATATGAACGTAGAATTCCATTGTGGGATACTTGGGCCGCCCCAATTAATTGAGCAGGACTCTTGATGTAATATTTGGTCCCCATCGGTTTGAACTATTACTAAATCTTGTGATGCACTACGTAACATGATATGTGTGTAGACGTCGGCAAACAATGGGAAATAACTACTTGATACAAATGTATTTAGACTTCCATCAACTATTTCTATACGTCCATAATCTTTTGTTTGTGGCTCTATTGTAAAATAGGAGGTAAGTCCTCTACTTGATGATGGATTTTTTGCATCAAACTTTACAGAAGATCCAGTAAGAGGTACTAATTCAACAGCCCAATTACCAGTTACGGTATTATCGTTGGCACTTAATATAGAACTTCTACGTGTTGTATCTGGTAAGAACCGTACTTGTAGACTTGATGCACTAAACGAGGATGACACGAATGGAAGTTGGATACTACTACTGACTGACCCCGTAACACGAAGTGCATATACTGCTTCATCAGACTTTATGTAATTATCTGCTGCTGCATATGTCGATTCCTTAACTTGTAGTAATGGAGAGCTTACCCCATATGTGTTTAATACCGCATCTACACCGGTACGAGTACCTTTTATTTTTCGTAGATAGACCGAACTATGAAGAAAACGTTTCCATGTTTCTGCCACAAATCCTCTTGCACCTTCTCCATCATATAATGAAGAAACTAACGACTGCAATGATTCGAGTGAATATGCGTTCGGTAGGTTAAGTCCAAACGATTTAGCAACTTCATAGGTTTGGTCCATCGACAAATCTTCAAATGGAGCAGGATTCGTAGAATAGATTTGTGAAAACTGATCAACATATACTTTGAGATTATCCATTACGTGCCCAAACATCTGAATAAACGTAATAAACTCTACAGAATTTTCATCTTTTTGGATGTATTCTGGTAAATGTTTTACTAAATAATTTGGATTGAATTCATCAAATCGTTGTGCAATTGCACTTTGAGTTACATACCAACTTACAACATTTTCATATGAAAGAGGAGTCATACTTGCGTCTTTTGGCCATGACCCCGTAGAGTTATATTCTACTCCGTTGTCGGCATAATAAGCACTTGCTGAATATGCATTGGATTGTGATGCAAAATACAAATATTGTTCATATGGATCAAGATTACGTTTGATGTATTCTTTTTCTAATGCTAACTTACGTTCTCCTGCATTACTACTCGATACACTAATTGACGATGAATATGATTGTATTTTATTAAGTTTATTTACGAATGCGTTTAATCTGGCTTGTGCAGAACCGAATGTCACAAAGTTGTTATAATCAGAAAAATCTATGTTTAATTCGGATGAATTGAAGTCCGATGTATACCATCGATTAAACGTTCTATCATCATAGGATATCGCACTGCCGGTTATTACCCCAGATGATCCTGTTATTAATTGTAGCGATGTAAGTGTAACATCTTTTACTGTTTGGCTCTTAACATTAAACTTACCTACATCTGTATTCAACGGACGTAAGAATGGGGTGGTGTCTTCTGCGGGTAATAATTGGAAATCTGCGGTATCAATTACTGGCTTTGCAATATCTCGAAAAATAGAAGCACTTTGATATAATGCAATAGTTCCGTCTAACGGATTTGTTAATTTTAATTGTATAGATGCAGAATCAGATGGTACAGAGCGCCACGATTCGACAAGATATTGTTTGTCATTACCAAAATTGATTACCGTTTTGTATTCACGGTCAGCATCAAAAAATTGTAAAGTTTTTAATCTAATTAATGTGTTACTTGCCGATAATATTGCACTGGCTAATGGAACTTCTAAATTTTGAATAGATACAGATATTACACCATACGTTCCTATTGTTCTACTTGCTTCATCTGTTCCAGTAACAACTTGTGTAGGTGGGTCTTCTGCAAGTCCGCTTGTTCTTGCCAAGATACCACTTAATAAAGTAATCCAATCATTTATTACTCTTGCACATTTATCTCTGGATTTAAACCTACTATCTCCTTTTCTTGGTATGTCGTAATCTCTGCTGTATTGAGAAAACCAACCACCTGCACCTCTACCTGTTGCTTCGGATGGTACTGTTGAATTTTTGAAGATTATTCCACGGAGCTTTTCTTTAGTGTAAAAAACTATACTTTCTTCGTCTGTTGCAGTACCATATTGTCGGTCGATGTCATTTAAACCTGCGCCAGAAAGATTAGAAATTTCTTGGTACAAGGCTCTCATATCAGTGAGTTTTCCTTGTATAGATGCCTCTGATACTAATATTTTATCTGAATTACTTGACAATACACCAAAAGGATTTCCTAACCCCCGCACACCTCGTAGCGCAGTAGGTTTTTTATATCTATCGTCTAACGTATTTACTATAATATCTGCCATTATATTCTCGTATTAAGCAAATGTGTCTTGTCTTCCACCACCCGCATCACCACCGCGAGGGTCGGCACCGCCGCCGCCACCGCCGCCACCACCGCCGCCGGCGACGCTGACGCTCCCAACCGCCGGTGTAACAGTAACCAAAGAAGATGTTACTGCAACTAAATTAAATTTAATATCATATGTTTGTATAGAAACAGGTAACGTATTATAATTTGTAGTATTCAATTGTACTATGATGTTTGCAGAATTTATATTTGAACCAGTTTTTGGTGGTAACGTTAGTGGAGCAGATGGTGTTATAGTTGTGTTACCCACCGTAAATGACAATTCCTGTATACTACCCGTAGGAAATAATCTGATACCAAATGCATCTGAACTGTTTGAGACAAATATATTGACTGTAGGAATAGATGTATCTACATACTTTGTAAAGACTCGGTTTGCATTAGCCCCACTGACAAAGAACGAATTTAAAAGAGTAGTTGATGATATGGTCATTGGTTATTCTCTCCGTCGGACGAGACGACTCGAATGTTCGCGTCAACAACACGCTGTACACGCTGTACACGCTGTTCATCGGCGGCTTTCCGGCGTTCCACGCTGGCAACTTCTACTTTGTTTATTGTAACTTCTGGTCCTACCTGTGCTTGATCTTTTACCGCTTTACTTAAACTCGAAGATACAATTGCATAAAAAATTGTATCTGTTACTCTGGTTGTTTGGTTTAGTTGCGTTGCTAAGGACGCAGATGCGTAATTATATGTTCCATTAAGTATTGCTTGTGTAGTATTTTTTATACTTGCTGTAAATGTTGGAAGTGTACTTGGGTTGTTTAATGCGGTAACTGTTGTAACTGGTAAAAATTGTTCTACAATATCAAAAGTTAATGCTGTTTTTTCTGTTGGTATATTGGGATTTAAACTTTGTGATTGATTACAGATATATTTTAACGCATCTAACGCCCATTGTGCATTTATTTGTGGTGATGCAAAGGTAGTGAGTAAACTAGCACTTTGTGGAGTTTTATATTGTGGTGCAAGTTTGACTTCAACCTCAGTTCGTGACGGTGAAATTCTATTTAATATCAACGAACTTGTTGTTGCATTTCCAATTTCTGGTAAGTAAAAATTAAGAACTACTTCAAATCGACCATCGGGAACTTCTATAGAAAGTGGTAACTTGGAAAAATCTATAAATACTAATCTACGTGAAGTACCATCTGAGTATTGTAATGTAGTTACTGTAAACAATCTTGGCTCTACTTGATTATCAATCTTTGTATTAAAGACAACACTATTATTTGCAAGTGAGTATAATGTAATTTCTACAATAAATATTTCTGGAAATGATGCTGGTATTTCTGTTTCCAATAAATTATCTAATGGATTTGATATAATTCTAGATACAGAAAACTTATTATACGAATCTTTTAATCGTGCTATATTTGTTTCGTAGTTAAAAGTATTGGCCATTATAATGCACTCAATTCTAGAAAGGATTTATTTACAGTTTTTTTCCAAGTTTCATAATCAATTTTTTCTACGTATACTGGTGTATAATGTGTTGCGCCAGTTGTTTCCAACGAATCAACATACACAGTTATTTCACTTAATGCATTATTCAACTTAACACTTTCAGTTGCATATGACGCAGTAAGGTCTGTTAAAGATACTCTGATATCGACGGTATCTTTTTCCTTTACTGCTTTTTTGTCAGGATTAATTGAACCCGATAGTAAAACGTATTGTGTAGTCATTAGTATGAAGTGTGTGCTTCGTCAGTGATGGTAAATTGTGTATCCAAATCTATTGTTTTAACGTATTGACCTTGATTTACTTTTATCTTTACGTTATAAAATCTGCCGCAATATAATGGCGATGTGTCTAATACGATATATGACCCAGAAGCATCACAATGAATCTTTGAATATTCGTCAAACGGTACAATTACTACGTCTGCTTGTGAATCTATAATAGAATAATATGACGATGTTGGAAGATAGTATTTGTTCTTATATCGTAATACACTATCAAATGATTTTAATGGATACGAATCACGGACAACTAAATCTATTCTTGAAACATCTCCCTTGGTATAATACGGAGGTATATTACTTGGTATTACTTTCATCTTTAAGTTTGATGGAGTAGGTAATAATGAACCAGTAATAAATGTTTGGTCATCCCATGCTATTTCTAACGTTGGTTGATGTATAGTATGTGTTTGTGTTGAGAAAAATTTAACATTACCACGGTTGTCTTCGTCTTGTTCGTCCTCAGTTGGAAACTTAACCACTAATCCATAGAATGTATCTTGTAATGATTGACTTACAATAGGACGTAATATACTTGTGACATCAACTCGTACATCTTGTATTGGGTACGATGACATACTGATACTTGCCGATGTGGTGTTGGTTATGAAATCTCCTCCTGCCGTACTCCACGAAACGTGTGGGGTACATTGATTCCATGTTGCGCCGTCACTAACATTCTCTACATCTTGGTAAAAGAATCCACTACCTTCTTCCCATGAACGAGAAACTGGATAGATTATTAATCCTTGATTGCGTTTTATTTCTGATGCTCTTGCAAGACGTAAATTTAGGTAATAATCTGCGTTTATATTTACACTTGCCGTCGTAGGTAAATCAAACTTAATTAATCCTCTAACTGACCCTGTTGCGTAGTCGGCAGAAGAAGTAACACCTAAATTAGTGATGTTAATTACTTTACCTACTTCCAATATTTCGTCTAACCCACTATTATTGTTTGGGTACGCTTGATACAAACTGGCGTCTTGACTGGCGGTTAATATCTTTCTCATTGGGTAGCGTTTCCTATAATGTCCGTGTCTGGATAACGTAACTCAAATATACTTGGGTCTAAACTTGGATAGATTACATTATCAGTGGTTGCCTTATCTATATCGTATCTATATGGTTGATAATCTAATCCATCCTTGAATAAATACTTATTGAAAATTTGTATATTTGTGACGTTTTGTACGCCTTCTACGGAACCAATTCTATAACTTAAATCTGATAATAGTATAGGTTGATTTATTGCCCAGTTATCTATATTAAAATAATCTTGTACTGCGTCAATACTACGGGCAAGTACATCACGCATATTATAATTTTTAAATACCGTAATACTGAAGTTTACTCCTACGTTGATTATAAATGCGTCAAGAATATTAATATCATCCGTGAGTATTCTGTATTGTTCGATATATCGTGCTAAATTTTCTTTTGTTATTGAATTCAGTCTGGTTAGTTTCTTGTTTTTATTATACCCCAACGTATAGAGATTTACTGCACTTGGGTTGACAGGATTTTCTACGAAATTACCATCTACATTCTTCAATATTAAGTTAATTTGTTCGTCCTTGACCGCATATGCTTTTGCAACAGTACCATATCTTGTTGGCATTGCGTATGTTCTAACTACATAATCTTCGGAAGTGACTACTCTGTTTTGTGCGTTAAAGAATGCAAGTGCATTTTCACGGGTTTCGTCTAATGTTTCACCGGAACCACCACCAGTTGCAGGATTTGGGTTTGTGATTAATGCTGTAGTCAATATTGCTTGAAATGTTCCTTGCTGACTGGTGGTGAATCGTTGTATATCATTATTAACAATAAGATTATCTATATTGACAATCGTATTTGCATTACAGTTTGATGAGATACCACCACCAATCAAATAAGTAACAGTTAATGTAGTATTAGATGGTGCAACCCCATATGCAGCACTGTTTAGAAAATTAAAATTGTTAAGAGCAGTATTACCAACGGTACCTGTCACAAGATTACCATATTGATTGGTTCCAACTTGTCGAGAATCAATTAATACATCGTAATCTGAGTCGTTCGTTTCACCAGAACCGAACACCATTTCTAAATTAAAATCTTTGTTTATTCTGGTTACAAATCTACGTGGTACTTTTCTAAGTTTTAATCCACGGGGAGGACGAATTCCACCTTCTCCATCGGTGTTTAGTACTACGTCATCCATGATTACATCTTGTGCTAAATAATCTACTTCATACCATTCGTTACTTGATGTATCGGTAACATTTAAAATTCCAATTACGTTTGTATCAGTAATTATTTTTTTTGTAAATTTTTCTGCGCTACCAAACGAGAATGTAGTAGTTTTTTCTGTTGCACCTAATAACAAACATTCTTTTTTAACTAAAAAATTAAGAGGATTGCCTGACCCATCAAACTGATTAATTACATACTCTTCATCGGTTATATCTGCAAAATTTACAGGTTCCATCAATCTGAATTGCACTCGTTGATCATCATTAGTACTAAATGTGGAACCATCAGAAATGTTAGGTAAATATGTTGGGTCTGGAATGTAAACACTACCAGATAATATTGCAGGAATTACAAACGTTAATTCTGCGTTAGTGGTTGATGGAGAGTTTAATTTTGGTTTATATCCTAAGAATTGAGCAATACTAACAATATTATCTTGTTGTTCTGCATATGCCATTAAGTTTTCTTTAAATGCATTATCGATGTAGAATGACAACACATCACCAAGATATGATGCCATCTCAATAAACATCATACCAGGTGATGCTTCATTGAAATCTGCATACGTATTTGGATAATACGCTTTTGTAAATTCTATAAAATTCTGTCTAAAATCGGTAAATGTTTTAGAGACATAATTTATCTGCTTTACATTTGGCCGAGGTTGAATTTTAATCGGTTGGTTGGTTGCCATCTATAGCTCCAAAATTATACAGAAACGGTGATACTATCCGTTACGTTTGGGTTATTTCTAAATCTATATGATACTGTGATATCTACTTGATTTGGTGCTCTATCCAAATTTTCAACTTTTAATTCTATTACTTCAAGAAATGGCATCCACCGTTCTGTTGCACTTACTACTGCAAATCTCACCGTTTCTAACATATCTTGTGTAATATTTTCAAATAACATATTATGTATGTCGCACCCAAATTCAGGTTGCATTAAACGTTCTCCCTTTTTTGTCAAAATTAAATTCTTATAGTTGGATTTAATTTGCTCAAAAACAGTAGAGGATTGCGCAAAATATCCTGTGTTACCTCGTTGTAATGGTAGGGTTACTCCGACATACTGCTGTGCCATCTTAGTTACTCAATCCCATTTTTTTCATCAATGCACTATAATCCTTGTTGATTGCATTTACAGTTGCCTTAACTGTTGGATCGTCTGGACGAACCCCATCAGGAAGTTGAACATTTGTTGGTGCTAAATTTGCAGTAGTAGCGGTAATAGTATCACCAAGTTTTTCCAATCCCATAAGTGCAGCCAGTTTACCTCTATCTAACTTAGGCTTTGGTGCTTGCTTGGTAGTGGTTTCTTGTAATGACTTGATTTCTGATACTGCTTTGCTAAGGATTTCTGGTAAAACTTTACGTACTTCTTCTTCCACAGTTTCTTTAACCAGTTCCTTAACATATGCTCTAAATAATGCCTTATCCATATTACCTCCTCTTATACAAATGTCGGTGCATCTTCTAATGCTTTTGCTTTTTCATTTTGTAACTTACTAATTGCGTCCTGCCGTTGTCGTTCTAACTCTTCAAGTTTCATCATGATATATTCTTTTATTTCACCAGGACTTGGTATAGTAAGTGTTGGTATCGGTGGAACAAGTGACTCTACTATTGCAAGTACTTCGTCTGGAAGTTCTGGTACTTGTTGTGAATTAATAAGGACATCGTTAGTTTTATTTACCACATCATGTAACTTTAACAATTCGTCCCTCACACATTGTAAGTCAGGTATTCCATTTGGTCCAATAAATTTTGCCAATAAACCATTAATCACTTCTTGTGAAAATGCTAAATCTATCAATGTAAATACTGCAGCACTGGATGCATTTGCTTGTGCGACCAATGCTTGTAACTGTGCCGTCTGTCCTGCTATTGCTCCCTGCGCCGTTGCTACCCCTGCTGCGATACCTGCGTTCAACTGTGCGGTGAGTGCGGCAGTTTCACCACACGATATACAGGTGGGATCGAGATTTTGAGGTAGACTCAGTGGCGCGGTCATGTGTTGACTTTGGAGACGAAGTTATTTCTACTATTAAATGTTGCCGATTGTGGATTTACAGGTGTTCCTAATGCTAATCTAAGTTGTGTTAATGCTTGTACAAATGGTTGTGGATTTAGTGTGGCAATTGATTTAGGTATTTCTACGATAAATGCGTCCATTAACTCCTGTAACCATAAT